ATGACAGGTGAACAGTTTATTGAAAAAGTTAGAGAAATCAAGGAAATATCAAGTGTTGAATGGGATGTAAAAGGTGATTATCTTAATGCTGATGAAGTCCGGGTGAAGGTGGTAGCAGATAATGGTGAATATAATTTGCTGCTTGGAAGTCCGGCACTGCATGACAAGGTTGAAACATTGTTACAAGATTCTTGGGTGGAACGTGTTAGTTTCATTCTGTTGGTGAATAAACTGATGGAATTACAGGGAAGAAGTGAAAGATTTGATGTGAATTGTGATCTGAATATCACGGATGTTGTCAAGTTTGCTATCAGATGCACCCGGAAGTAACTGCATTATAAAATGGCGGTTTTTAAATACCAAAATGCAAGAAATGGCATTAAAACAAAGGCTTTTTATATACGGTTTTGCCGTGAAAAAGTCCCTGAAACATAGGAAAATAAAGGGATTCTGTTATATACACCCCCTATGTTTGGGAAGAAAGAAGGTAAAAGATACATGAAAAAAGTAGATAGATTGATAATTAAAGCAAAGAAAAAATGTGGATATGAACGCCTTGCAGTTGCTTTTATTTATCCATCAGAAGAAGAACCGGGTAAATGGGTTGCAAGGGGTGATATTTGGAACGGAAAAAAGGGCAGCGGTATAACACAGGCAATATGTAGCACTTGTGAATCTGTTGATGATGCTATGAAAGCATTGGAAGAACTTGCTGAAAAATACCCGAATGATAAAGACCTACGAATATTTATTGATGATCTGAAAGAATAGGCGGTGATGTTGTGAAAAAACTTGATAGATTGGTAAAGGCTGCAATGGTTCAGGCTGATACAAAAGCACAGATTAGGAAAAAGGAAGTATTTGAAAGGATGACTACTGAACAGTTGAGTGAACTTGTGAACGGCAATCCATCTGATGAACGCATTAAAGAAATATTAGCAGCGGTTGATGGTTTATGGTTACTGAAAGAAGGTGAATAGAATGGCAAAAAGAAATTTGAAACTTGATACCCCGGACAATATCAGAAAAGCACTGGCAAAGGTTGCCAATATGACCTATAAGGGGGAAATTGATACCAAGACCGCTAATAGCATCACTGCAACGTGTAACGTGATTTTAAGCGGTATCAGGGTTGACGATCAGGAAAAGAAGATTGCTGAATTAGAGCGTATTCTAAATGAAAATGAAGATAACTGATGTTTTGGACGGCATCAGGGTGGCAAATGGTGGTTTTAACTGCTGCCGGATGACAAGAAACATAGGAAAATAGCGGTTTTGAATGGTTGGGGTTTCCGAATGGTTACATTGTGGAAACCCTGACAGGAAGGACAAGGTGAATGAACAGAAATACAAGAAACTTGCAGATTCTAAGGGAAAAAATAGGTGTTGAACAGTTCAGGGTTATTGCTGAACTTCTCAACCAAGAACACCTGACTTTTGGGGACTATACCCGGGGCGGGTTTATTTCCAAGGAAGAACAGCGTGAAGCAATTATGAAAGACTTTTATCATGGGTATTCTTGGGATGAGTTAGAACGTAAATATGGATTAACACCAAGTGCTTTATATAAGATTACAGAGAAAAAGACATAGAAATTATCCCAGACACAGAAACAACCGCTATATGACCGTTATATAAGGTCACAGGCGGTTGTTTTTATGTGCAGAAAGGACACAGAGAATGAACAGAGTATAGCAAAACCCCCGCATTGGACAAGATCAACACGGGGGTTTGCTTTTTTGCTTTCAGCAATAACTTTGAAATTAAGCATAAATAATATAACACATCAGGGTTTTGTTGTCTATGGAAATTTTTAATAAAAATACTAAATATGGTATCGTAATATAGAAATAGATACAATATGTGGTAGAATTAAATAAAAACGAAAATCACAGAAAGGAAGGATATAAGCAATGAATAACCTTACAGAACAGGAAAAGAAATTTGCAGATGCGTTTGTATATCTGTTTTTTCATGCCCCGGCTCTTATGCCCGGAATGAAAGAAGATGCAGCAGTCTATGCGGGGTATGATGTACCAGTTGACAGAAATGCAGCAGATAACTTTGCAAGGGCATTATCTGAAAAGGCAAACATCAAACAGTACATTGATTCAGAAATTGAAAGATTCAGGGGAATCTTGTCTGACGATCAGAGCATGAATCTTTGGAAACATATTTCAGAGTTTAAGCCGGGAGAATTAACCAATGATTTACTGGGTGGCGGTTGTATTATCAGTCATTAAAAGAAAGAGGTGAAAAAACATGGCAGAAAAATTTTATGAAACTTGTGCCAAACAGGTGGTAACGATCATACATCAGCACAGAGAAGGAACAAAGGAAATTGCTGATGCAATTCAGAAATTAAATACAGATCGTAGATATTCAGAATACGGCAGAGAAGAACTGTTGAAGAAATTAAGAGAAGAACTGAATACGATCAATCAGGAAAAGACCAATGAACTGAAAGAGGTTGTGCAGCAGTTTGTGAATACCTATCAGATCAATATAACAGATGATGAAAAGGCAGACCCACAGGAAGTTGCCAATGTATTAAAGGTCATTGAAATGTGCGGTACTGGGTTGACTGCTGAAGTGTTGCGTACTGCATTAGAACCAATCAAGGGGTCACGTTCAACTTTGAAAATGATTGAAACCATGTTCAGAAGTAAAAATGACCGTGCCCTTGCATTAGAAGCATCATATAATCCTGAATGCATTGACCTGTTGGATGATTATATTGGTCGGACGGGTGCAATTATTGGCTATGAAGATACTTTTGCAGAAGTAAAAAGTGCGTTAAATGTTCCGCTACTTGTTAGTGCCGGACTGCATGGAGAGCCTGACTATAATGGTTCAGTTATCAACAGATTATCAGACACAACGCCATATATTACACTTTGCCTTAGTGACAGCATGATGAAGGTTGGAAAATTATATGAACAGGTGTCTTTGGAATATCCGGGATTTTTCAAATAATCAAAGACTTCAAGGGTGCGGTGTAATGCTGCACCCTTATTTGTCAGGAAGGTGGGAAAAAGGGAGTGACGAAAAAAGAAAAACACATGATTGCAAAGCAATATTTGCAACGTGGGCGTGATATACAAAGGCAGATCACACAGTTATATGAAAAACGGTCAGAATTTTTTGACCGGGCAACTTCAACAACTATGGCTATATCACCCGTTAAAGTTCAGACTTCACATTCCGGGCAAGGGTTGGAGAATGCAATCATTGGAATGGTTGACACAGAGGAAAAAATCAATAACAAGATTGCAGAATTGCAAATGCAACAATGGAATCTGCAAAGAGAAATTCAACAGGTGCGTGGTCTGCCATATAATCAAATGCTTTACAAGATATTTATTGAACGGAAGTCTTATGATGTGGCACGTAAAGAAGTCAATTTGAAACCGTTCAGAGGTCAGTATAACCGTAAGTTTTTGTTGCGGGATGCTATTGATGCATTTGCCGACTGCCACCCGGAAATATTTGATAATACAGACGATTCAGCACAGGACAACCAATAACTGCTATATGGCTGTTATATGAGGTCAGAAAGGGGCAAGAAATGATGAAAACAGTACGTCATAACAGGAAGGAACTGAAACATATTGAAAACAGTTTGAAAAGAAATTCAGTGAATAAACCCGTCAAGGTGAACAATTTCCTTTTCATGGATAATCAGGAACGATTTGAAAATGTTTGTCTTGGGTATTCAATTCAGGCTGAACGCCTGATGAACATTGTTCAGCAGAGTACAGCCGGGACAATTACAAAGGACTGGGTGACACCTGAAAGAAAAACAGCCATTGAACAAAGTTCAGTGCTTATGGAAATGATTCAGTTGCAGCTTTTGAAACTGAAAGAAGCAAATGGAAAGTATCAGAAGCACATCAAAAATTCTATTTACTGTCAGCAGTTGTTAAGATCATACATCAGCAAATTACAGAAGATCATTACAGAGGTTGATGCATTGGTTGGAACAGGGGGGACACAGTATGAACGGGAACATTGAAGTTGTGAATGAAAATCTTTGGTGTGTCAATCAGCATTATGTTCATGCCGGGTATATCAAAGAACTGACCCTGTTACCGGGGACATCATTGGATAAAGAAATTTATCTGACTAATCAGGGTATTTTGGTTTTGAATACCGCTGCCCCGGCTTATAAAGTCACAAGAAATATGCTGTTGCGTGTTATGGGGCATACAGATGAACAACTGGAATATGCACGGCAGAAGATGCAGAAGGTGGAAACCCCTGATGCATATGTAAAAATGTATCTTAATGTGTTGGAGTGGGAAATAAAAAGACGGTGTGTAAAGGCTGAATATATTGCAAGCCTTCCCAAGCCTACACTTTTAGATAAAGTCAAAAATAAAGCAAAGAAATTTTTAGAAAGAAGGTGAATGAATGTCATCCATTCAAACAGGTATTGAACTACAAGACAATTTTTCAGGTGTTATGTATGGAATTATCAATTCCGTGAATACTGCTGTTTCAAGTCTGTACGATTTAGAACAGTCAATGAATGCTGATGTTGATACAGGCAACCTTGAAGTAGCACGGAATGAAATTGAACAGATGGCTGATGCTGTTGATGAATTAAATGCAGCATGCAATCAGAACGCACCTGATATTGCACCGCCTGTTGTGGATGGGGGAAACGGTCAGGTTATAAACGTGGATGTGAACCCAATACTTCCTGACCCTTTGGTTGAAAATCCTGAACCAATCAGACCTGAAATTCAACCAAACGCACCCCCTGACCCTATCAACGTACCGATTCAGTGGGAATCTGACAACTTGGATGTGTTCACAGGAACAGGTGTTGAACGATTTCAGCAAGAAGTTCAGAGTGCAAACGATATGTTGAACACACTGAACACCACACAGGCAAGGATTTCACAGACCGCACAGGGAATGGATATACTGCCGGATGTAGCAGTTCAGGATATGAACACCATGCAACAGCGGTTATCTGCAATTCAACAGCGGATTCAGCAGATTGAGAACAACCCGGTAAATGTTGGGGCAGACAATGCAAATGCAGAACTGGAACAGTTGCGTATGCAGTTGAATCAGGCTATTCAGGAACAAAATTCACTGAATCAGGCAATGCAGAACATGGATGTTTCTGCTGCCAATGATGCCTATTTGCGTTTGTCACAAACTGTTGGCAACACAGAAAGGTACATCCGTGACAATGTGGATGAACAGGGGCGTTTTAATCAGGAAATTTCAGCCGGAACACAACAGGCAAATGAATTGACCAATACCATCAAACGGGCAGTTGCAGCCTATATCAGTATTCAGTCAGTTGGGAAAGCACTGAACATTTCAGATGAACTTGTTCAGACAACATCCCGTTTGAACATGATGAATGACGGGGTTCAGACAACTGCTGAACTTGTCAACATGGTATATGCAGCAGCACAGGATGCAAGGGGTTCATTCGGTCAGATGGCTGATGTTGTTGCCCGTTTTGGTAACAACGCAAAGGATGCGTTCAGCAGTTCGGAAGAAGTTGTTGCTTTTGCTGATCTGATTCAAAAACAGATGACGATTGCCGGGGCAAGCACCCAAGAAGCAGCAAATGCAGAATTGCAGTTATCACAGGCACTTGGTTCAGGTGTCCTTCGTGGTGATGAATTGAACAGTATCTTTGAACAAGCACCTAACCTGATTCAGAACATTGCGGACTATCTTGATGTTCCAATCGGTAAGATCAGAGAAATGGCAGCGGATGGGGAACTTTCCGCTGATGTAGTCAAGGCAGCAATCTTTTCTGCTGCTGATGACATTAACAGCAAATTCAATGAAATGCCTATGACTTGGGGGCAGATATGGCAGTCAATGCAAAACACCGCACTGATTGCATTTCAGCCTGTTCTTCAAAGACTGAACGATTTAGCCAATAGTGAAGCATTTCAGACTTTCATTCAGGGTGCTATTGAAGCAATGGCAACCCTTGCGAATATCCTTCTGAATGTGTTTGAAGTGGCTGCATCTGTTGGGGCATTTATCGGTGATAACTGGTCAATCATTGCACCAATTATATATGGTGTAATTGCTGCACTGGCTGTATATGCAGCGTACCTTGGCATTGTAAAGGCTATTGAACTTGCATCCGCAGCAGCAAGCATGATTCATTCATTGGCAATGTCAGCCAAGATTGCAGTTATGGCAGCAGTTACCGGGCAGACAATGGCAGCAACCGCTGCACAGATGGGTTATAATGGGGCATTGTATGCGTGTCCTGTTGTGTGGATCATCATGTTGCTTATCGCACTTATTGCAATTATTTTTGCCGTATGTAATGCGATTGCAAAAATGACAGGTATTGCAAATTCAGGGTTCGGTGTGATTACTGGTGGTGTGAACGTGGTGATTCAGTTCTTCAAGAACTTGGGTCTAACCGTGGCAAACATTGCCTTGGGTATTGGAAACGCCATTGCAGCACTTGCATCCAATATGATGACGGCATTTCACAATGCTATCTGCAACGTACAGTCATGGTTTTACAATCTGTTATCAACCGCCTGTTCAGTAATTGAAAATATAGCAGCAGCCTTGAACAAGTTGCCGTTTGTAAGTTTTGATTATTCAGGCATCAGTTCAGCAGCAGATGACTATGCAGCCAAGGCAAGTGAAGCAGCCGGAAACAAAGAGGACTACACCAGTATTTCAGATGCGTTCAATGAAGGTTTTACAACCTTTGATGCGTTTCAGGACGGTTGGGCATCAGATGCGTTCAATGCGGGTGCAGCATGGGGTGACGGTATTGCTGATAAGGTTTCAAACTTTAGTCTGTCGGATGTATTTGGTCAGACAGATATTCCTAATGTGGGTAATTACACATCAGGGTTCAATGATGCAATAGCAAATTCAGGCGTGGGTGACAGCATTGGAAACATTGACGATAACACAGGCAAAATCAAGGATTCTTTGGAAGTATCAGAGGATGAATTGAAGTATTTGCGTGACATTGCAGAGCAAGAAGCAATTAACAGATTCACAACCGCAGAAGTAACTATCAACCAAACAAACAACAATAATGTTTCATCTGATACTGACCTTGATGGTTTTATCACTGCATTAGATGATGCAATGGGTGAAGCAATAGAATCTATAACGGAAGGGGCAAAATAAAAGATGGATGCAAATGGAATTGTAAAAAAAGTACATCAGGCAGCGATTGATGCAATGGAATCAACAAAACCCGTGAATGTATATTTTGGTAAAGTGGTGAGTGCTTCACCGCTGAAAATCAATGTTGAACAGAAGATGATACTGGGTGAAAAACAGTTGATTCTTTCAAGGAATGTGACTGATTTCAAGACCAAGATAACGGCTGGGAATATCAAGAATTATTACTATACCGGGGATGTAAATTCAGGGACAGCACCCGTTTCCCCGTCACACGTTCATGCTGTCGGAACGATTGAAATCACCGTACACAATGGCTTGGCTGTCGGTGATGGTGTCATTCTAATAAGACAGCAAGAAGGTCAGAAATTCATTGTTGTGGATAGGATAGGATAAAACACAGGAAATGCAAAAGTCCTTGGTGCAGATCAGGGACTTTTGTTTTGGCTTGAAAGATGATATTATTAAGGCAAATAAAAAAGGGGTGAAGTAATATGTCACAATCAATGCCGTCATTTTGGGATAGTCCTTTTTTTGTCCCTGAACCTGACAACTGGCATCTGACAGAGGATGCCCCGGAAGAATTAAAGAAAGAATTTGCAGAGTATATGAAAGATGAAAAGGGCATCAAGGTCAGACAGTTGTTTTCAGAAGTCGATTTCCCACCTACAATGATACAATTTTTTGATTTAGACAGTGATGAACTACTGGATGAAAAGATTAGAGTGTTGACGGCGTTAAAAGATGGAAAGCAGATTGCAGATATTCCAAACTTTTATGATATTTTGGAATTATACCCCAAAAACGGGGAACATTGGGACTAAAAATGATGAAAGCGGTTCAATCTATGGAAATTAAAAGAAAGGGGTGACGGGTGATGTCAAGTAACTGGTACAAGAACAATGAAACAGATCAGATTTGGTGGAAAGATACACCTGATTCAGTCGGTGAATGGCTGTTCAGTTTTGACAAAAAGCAAGTGTTCAATATGTTTGCTGATTATCCGCACAACCTAACACCTGAACAGAAAAAAATATTTGATGAAGAAAATCCTGAATGGTGTGAGTTCTTCAAAGATAGAGTATAGAAAGCACGGTCAAATAACCGTGCTTTTAGTTTATCAAGTAATTCAACCAAGCGTTTATATAAGCGTTATATGAATCCCTGATATAATACTTTTACCCTGTCATATGGGGAAAATATTATTTTGGAGGTTTCAGAAGATGAAGAAAAAGGAGATTGTGGTCAGTGTGCTATTGGTATGCCTGTTGTGTGTGAATTTGGTGAGTATGGCAGTCAAAGCAGAAACAACATCAACTATTCATTCTGTATCAAGTTGGTATGATTTCAAGGATGCAGTACAGTATTCACAGGATGGTGATATAATTGTTGTTCATGGTGAAATTGATTTAGGTACTGATGTTAAAATCGGCAGCAGTTCCAAGCATTTGACCATAAAGAGAGGTTCAGCAGATAGCCGTATTGCTTTTGAATACATCAATGAAGCGGTAACGAATATAACATTTGATGGTGGTGGGATTGCTTCATCCTATTCTTGGATAACAAGCAAGTATGAAACAACTTTCACAAATTGCAAGTTCAATGATTTTGGAAATAGTGAAAATTATTCAAGTAGCGGGAGTGTTGGCGGTGCGGTAAAAATTCAGTCAGGTTCATGCGTGTTCAATACCTGTACTTTTGAAAACTGTTATGCCCTTGAGGGTGGTGCTATTAACATAGATGGTGATGCACAGGTTGAAATCAATGACTGCATTATAAAAAATGGTGGTGCAGTAAGTTGTGGCGGTGCTGTTTATAACAGTTCGTATGCTGCAACCTGTACCATATCAGGCAGTGAGATCACTGGGAACACTGCACATGATTTTGGCGGTGGGGTCAGCAATGCCGGGAATATGACCATAATAGGCACGAAAATATATGCAAATAGTGCGGTGAATGGTGGTGCTGATGTCGCAACAAAGGTTTCAGGTGTGACAACTCTGAAAGATACTGTTGAACAACTCAATGAACTGTTCAGCAGTGACAATATTGAAGTGAATGGTTGGGTATGTGACTATGATTTTGATGAAAATATTTATATCCCGGATGTGACCCCAACAAATGAAAATGCACTGTTGAAATTGAACTATTCAGAAAAGCAGCCGGAAACACCTGACCCAACAGAACCAACAGACCCGGTTGAGCCGTCAGAACCTTCTGAACCATCAACACCAACAGACCCGGAAAAACCGGGTGAAATTGAACCCGGAACAGAACCAAGTGAAACACCTGAACCGACAAAACCGGGAAAAGAAGAACCTGATGATAAAACTGAACCGTCAAAATCTGATAATGTGACAAATACAGATAATTCAAGCACCAATACAAGCAATGTCAGCAATGGTGACACAGTGAATAGCACCACAACCAACACAACAACGGACAATTCAAGCAGCCGGGTTGATAATTCAAAAGTGAACAGCACAGGAGACACCAATACCACCACAACAACTAATACCACAAATAACTATTATCAGGTAGCAAACGGGGACACATCACAACCCACCATTCAGGACAGCACCCCACAACATGAAAGCAATACATATATTGTTTATCCCAATAACGGGGATACAGTCACACAGACTGACGAAGCACCCAAGGCGGTCAAGGATGCTGACCCGGTGCAGAATTTTAGCATTGATGCAAAGAGTGTTGACTGCAAGATTGAATTGGTGGATGGAAAATATAACATCACTATCAACGCAGATCAGCAACAGACATTGGTGGATGATTCAGCCAATGGCAGCAGCATGGATTGGTTGCAGATCATTCAGGCGGTCTTGTTGGTTGCTATTCTTATATGCCTTGTCAGAAAGCCTAAAGACCGTCAATGATAAAATATAAGGGTATAGGGTAGAAATGCCCCATATAACGCTTATATGAGTTGTCAGCGGTGTTGTAGCATGGTAAAATACTGATGAAGCAGATGAAAATAACGTGCGGTGTGTTCAGTGGTGGCAATGCCGTCATTTTGCCACCGCCCCACAAGATATACAAAGAACTGCAAAGATTTTTAACTCTGAACTTATTATAAAACCTTGATTTTTCAAGGCTTGCAAGGTTTAACAAGAGCGTAAGAGATACGGAAAAACAGAAGTTTCAACAGACGGTGCATGTGGAGAGTGTGGCACTGATTTTGAAAGAACAGCCGGCAATTGATTAATGTTGCAGCATGAAGGTATCATTGCACAGTGCGTAACATACAAGACAATGTTACAATAATAAAAATGCATTGAGAGGGGATATATTATGACTATAGCAGAGACAATAAAACAGCTTAGAGAAAGCGTTGGAATGACTAGAAAAGAATTTTCACAGCATACAGGTATTCCTGTGCGTACATTAGAGGACTGGGAGGCATCAAGAAGAACTCCACCAGAATATATTCCACGGCTGATTGCATACCAGTTAAAGTATGAGGAGCTGCTCAGAGAGAAAGAAAATGACAATTTATAA